GATAACGTAAATGAAACCTAAACTAAAAAAAGTAGGACTATTTTGGGTATGTTATACCGAGTGGGAAGATACGGTAACTTGTACAGGTAAGTCACCAGAACAAGCGTATTATAGGTGGTTAACCAAGAACCAATTGAAATTAGAAGAAAGCCGCTGAGTAAGCGGCTTTTTAATTATTTGCTTAAAAACAATTCGGCTTCAGCATTGCGTCGTCGTGTAAGACCAGCAAGCGGTTTACCCCCTGCTTTATTCCATCGTAAAAATTGCTTTGCAATTTCAGATTTAGGATTACCGGCTTTGAGCATTTTAACAAGTGTTGAATTAGCTAAATTACGTGCGCCAATATTGTAAGTAAGCGATACCAGCGCATCAAATTCATTTTGAGTTAAATCAACCTTGATAGCATTTACTGCGTGTTCATATGACGCTAATGTTTTAGATAATAGTAGTAACGCGGCTTCTTCATTTGCTAAAGTCTGACCTCGTTTAACCGCGCTACCATCAGAATATCGCGTTGAGCCAATGCCAATAGTCCATACACCCGCAGGGCATATATAAGCAGTCAGTTTACAACCTTCAAATTCTTTAATTAAACGTAAACCTTTATTGCCAATATTCATTTTCTTGATCTCATAGAAAGTACCGTAATTAATTTTTGTGTAAGCCGTATCATATCATTATCAAGCAGGCGTATTTGGTCGATTAATTCAATCAGCGCGTCTGTTGTTTCAGTAAGGATTGGCTTAACAATCGTTGTTACCCATATCCACACGAAATAGACGATATACCCCATGCTACTTGATGCAATAATAGGGAATCCATACTGGTTGATATATTTAGCTAATGCGTCAACATCCATTAGTCAATTCTCTTTTCTTGGGGATTATTAAAACGTGCCACTTTTTCTTTCTCAATAGGCATATCTAACGCTTCAGTCATGAGTACATCAATCTTAATAATATCTTCTGACATAGCCGTGACACGTTTATCAAGTTGCTTGATGATACCAATAAGGCTTTTAATCTTTTCAAGTACGCTATCAAGCAGGAATTTGATGGTCAAAAATACAAAGTACATTCCCACGCAAGCAGCGGCAATGGGAAAACCTACATCCGTTGCAAACTGTAGGAATTCCATTACCGGCTACCTAGCCACCAAGATAGGAACGAAAATACTGCGCCCACTGTGAAAACAATTCCGCCGAGAAACCCCTTGTAACGAGTCTGGTCGTTTTTCATTTCTTCAAGGGTTGCAATTATGGCATCGAGTTTTTTACCCCGATCTTCAAATATTTCTTCAAGGTTCTCAATTCGTTGCTCTACTTTAGCAAGGCGGCAGGCTTCGTCTGGCATGACTTTATCCTATAATTTTAGTCATTGACGCTTGCGAAATAGAACCAGCATCAACTAAAAACTGCAAAACTTCAGTAGCAGGCTCGACTTCAAGCGGTTGTGTAAACTCAATTTTTGCCGTGACGATTTCGGGCGTTTTGTCGCTATCCCATTTAGCCTTTTCTGCAAATGTTAGTCCTTTGCGCACGTCATCAAGTGAGATTGTGCGAGGTGGTAAAGGCGGTTCGGGTAAGGGCTCTGGTTTGACCAATTTGCCGTTTACCCAGCCATCACCATTTGCAGCATCGTCAGGCACTTCAACGGTGTAAAGTTTAGCAATATCGGGGTGATAAATTTCAAACAGGTCGCCCTGCGCAATATCTCTTATTTTTTCGTTTTCAATCCATGCTTTCATTTAATAACCCTCCGTCCAAGCTAAAATAACTGCACCTGCGCCACCACCACCGACAGTATCAGTACCACCACCACCGCCGCCACCAAAACCACCACTACCGCCAGTACCAGTACCACCACCACCGCCGCCACCAAAACCACCACTACCACCGCTACCGCTACCGCCACCGCCACCGCCACCAAAACCACCGCTACCGCCACCGCCACCGCCACCGCCACCATCTGCTCCAGCTCCACCTTTATAAAATGTGGATGTTGCGCCTCCGCCGCCGCTACCAGATAAAGCTAAATTTAAATACGCCAAAGCTCCGACTAAGGGTTTCCCTCCTATACCGTTTTGAGCAGGTAGTGATGCTGTAGCTCCACTTCCACCAGCAGCCCCATATCCACCGCCACCACTGCCGCCGTTAGCTGTAGGCGATGTTGGAACCATTCCCATTGACGCGCTTCCACCTCCGCCAGAATAAGCACCAGTTGTGTCATTCTTACCTGCGTTAAAAATACCCCCACCACCTGTATAGCCAGCGACTACATCGTCTCCACCATTGCCACCAAAACCACCGGCACCGGTTGCCGAACTCCCCGACCCAAAATTAATAACGCCTCCTGCCCCACCGTTACCATATAAGCTACCAGCCGCGCCTCCACCAGTAACTCCTGTAGATAGCGTAAACCCACCACTGCCGCCAGTTGCAGTTTTTACCCCTCGTAAATTTGACGATGCTGTACCTGTTCCACCTGTTCCAACCGTAGTCGTCACCCCATTAGTGCCGCCCGTCGCCGATAACAACGTTCCATAAGACGACGTACCACCCTGCGCTCCAACGGTAATAGTTGACAATAATTGCCCCGGAATGACGTCAATAATTCCCGCCGCAAAGCCACCGCCGCCACCACCTGCTTTTGTACCACCATTACCGCCGCCACCAAACACATGAACAAACATTTGATAGACATTCTGTGGCACAACCTCTGCCGATGTCGTAGCAGTAATTAGCTTAAATGACCGCCATTCGGGAGGTGCAACACGAGTAGGCGCGTTAGGCGGCAAAGAATAGCCGTAATTTCCTTTATTCATTAAAAGTCACCTGCATTGATTGGGGTTACATTAAAAGTTTCGGCGTTGTTTGTTGATGCGTAAAGAATCGCATTCGCTTGCAATACTAAGCCATTTTGCATAAATGACGCATTTTGCGAGGTAAGCGTCACAGACCACACGGGAACGGTTGCGCTTGCTGTGATGGCTAAAACAGGTTGTTCATAAACAAGTCGTTTAGTTGTGCCCGCATCAATCGATATAAAAAAACGAATCATGCCCGCTGTAGTTGTACCTGTTGCTTGAATGTTTAGCGAATCGATACGCGAGCCGCTTGCGCCTGCTGTAAAAACAACGCCTAGCGTTCCCGTACCATCTCGATTAGTATTTGCTGTTGCGATTTGTGCGCTACCGTTCTTGGGGGTAGCAGCGTAATTTGCTGAAGTAGACATTAAATAATTCCTAAATTAAATAAAAGAAAATCGGGAGTAGTTGATATAGGGAAACTTTGACTATCGTCAAATACGATGTTACCCGTCATCGTGCCACCAGATAAGGCTAAAAACCCTGTTGGTGGTAAATATGCAACCAACCACTCGCTGCCACTGTAAACACGCATCTCATCGGTTGATGAGTTCCAATACAGCGCACCCGTAAGTAGCGTATTACCATCATTATCTACCGTTGGATCAGATGTTTTTGCACCAAGATAGCGGTCATCAAACGAGTCATAAACGGCTTGTGCTAACGTGACTTGATCCGCTGCTAATGCAACTTGTACTGCACCATTAATAGTGGCTTGATTGGCTTGATTTGTCGCTAACGTGACTTGATTTGCTGCTAATGCAACTTGTACTGCGCCATTTGTCGTAGCATCAACAGCACTTTGAGCAGCATCAATGGCACTTTGAGCAGCATCTGCCGCATAAATAGCTGAGTTTGGCGTTAAGTGGAAAAACCCTGTTGAAGTGCTGTAGCGAACCTCAATTATCCCTCCAGCGCTGATTTCACCTGCTTGAATCGGTTCACTATCTGTGAGTCTAATGGACTTTGCGCCAAGACTATTTAAATTGATAGTGGCACTACCCGTATTGTCATTAAGAGGTCTAAATACAACCTGTAGTCCATCGGTGTAACTTGTTATGGAACTATCTAGTGCTACCACATAGCTATTCGCTGTACCTGTGTCTACAGCGAAATTGACCGTACCACGTTGAAGTTTGGTTTCACTTGGAAGTAATCCAAATGCAATTGCAGTAGCCGCCTTAAGAGCGTTAACGTCTGAGGATTTTGCTAGGGTAATCTGAGCAATATCAGCTGGTGGGTTAAAGGTACTCATCTTTTGTCCTTACGTCATCTCGACGTTATGTGTAGCGTAATTATGCGTTATGGCGCATACAAATTATTAAACTAACCCGTGGTGAATCCGAATCATTTAACACCCAATGGTCAACAAGGTTATTAAAACTAAATATATCACCCACAGGAGTAATAACAGATTGTCCTTCGTAGTTAAAAGATTGTTTATCATTGGATTCTAAAGAGATTAAATATTTATCTTTATAGTATTCTGCGTGCCAGCTTCCGCTATCTTTATGCCGATAAACTTGTTTACCGGCAGGAATACGAGTAATTAAAATACCACCAAATTCTGTTTTATGGATATTGTGTTTTTCACAAATTGCACGGTTAATCTTAGCAATTTCATCTTTAAATTTCTGATCGTCAATATACCAAACGCTATCGTGTTCATCATGAAATGCTAAAGGGTTCGATGGATTATAATTTTTAATATCATTATAGCGAACCCAGATATCGTCAACTTCTCTATGTGGCGATTTAGACGATTCAGTACGTTGTTTAAATTTATTCCATAAATAATCATTATCAGAAATAAATTTATTGATAGCCGATACATCAACATGAATACCGGTATTGACCATATTGGGTTTGCCGATAAGCACGTCATCTATATTTTCTGCATCACAAGTATCTGTGGCATGGATACATAGCCAAACAACTCTACCGTTAACTGCTTGAACGCTATGCTCAACACCTGCTTTAATTTCAATAACAGCGGGTGCGTAATAGGTTTCTTGAGTATCACCTTGCCAGATAATAGCGCATCCTTCAACAAGAACGCTCATGTGGTCAAACGTATGAGCGTGTTGCTGAACTTCAAAACCATCGTCAATAATCACTTCTTTGGCATAGACTCCACCAATAAAGTGATGTGCTTGTATGTTAAGTCCGGTGATACTCATAAATACCTTGTGATGAAATTACTGTTCCAATAAACCCACAAACTGGCTTACCTACATTCATCACTATTTTACCAACTAATCGTTTAAATGTACTGCGATTTTTTACAATGCCAAATTGCTCTGCCATTTCATATGCCCATGCTTGAACAATATAAGCAAATAACGGGATATAAATCGCATTATTACGCAAGAATTCAGTTAGTGGTTTTGCCCACGCATGATAGCCGATAAGGACTTCTGGATGAGTACCGTTAATCAAATGCCCAAATAAAGTATCCGCATGGAATACATCGTCTTCAAGATACCCGTATTCGCGCATTAAAGTACACATCACACTCATACCGCCTCCTTCTGGAGCAGGTGGCTGAGGTGTTTTCCATGATGCCATATCGGATTCTTTTACTTTTAAAAAAGAATCTGGATCAAAATTTATCATCCCCCTGCCACCAGTAGGGCGGCTTGCTAATTCCGTTTGATAGTTGTTTAAAACAGATTGCTCTGAATTTGATTTATTTAAAAATTGTCGCAATTGTTCAGCAGAACTTAATGGCATATTAAATTTCCTTTACGTTGTACCTGTTAATAATTTTGTTGCTGCTTTAGCAGCGTCACTATTCATAAGTCCCACTGCAGTGTAAGCCGCTTCTACTTGCTTCATTGCTCCATCCAATACTCCCGCCTTATAAGAATTGATAAGAGATGCCTTAGCTGATGCAGTTACATCGGCAGAGTTCATAGTGTCAGCAGTATATTTGTTTATATCCTCAAACGCACCTGCTATCATTTTTCTAACATCGGCATCTACTGCTTGATCACCGGTTTGCTTGTTTAATATCATCTCTAAGTTAGTTTTATTCTTATCATTAGATTGAGTAAGTTGTGATTCTAAAATTTTAGTAATTCTTTCTTCTTCGGCTTTGGCTTTATTAGCATCTTCAGTATATTTAGCAGCATCCGC